GGCTATCCGATCACAGACATAGAAATGATTGACTAGAATTTTTATGCGTGCTTTGAAGAAGCAGTATATGAATATAGTGCTCAAGTAAATCAGTTTAATATTCGTAATAATATTGGTGTGCTTCAAGGTTCATCAACCAGTACAAATATTACACAAACAAATGTAGTTGGCAGTGGATTGCCAAACATGATAAAGATTGCTGAAGGATATGGAACTGAGTTTGGTGTTGGCGGAAATGTTGATTGGAAAAAAGGATATATCGACGCCAAGCAGGGAACACAAACGTATGATTTACAGGCTTTGTGGGGAGATGTTAGTGAAAGTTTTAATCGCATAGAAATACGAAGAATATTTCACGAAATGAGTCCTGCTGCTGCACGTATCTATGATCCATTCAGCATGACTGGTATGAGTTATAGCAACGTGCTGAATGAAATGGGATTTGCTGGATATTCTCCCGCTACACAATTTTTGATGACTCCTATATTTGAGGATTTGCTGCGTATGCAAGCCATTGAGTTCAATGACCTTGTGCGTAAATCTGCTTGGAGCTTTGAAATAATAAACAACAAACTGAAACTGTTTCCTATTCCCACTTACGATTTCAGAATGTATTTCCAATACTTAGTAAAAAATGAAAGAGATGCTCAAGGTATTAGCGGCTCGGGTTCTTATTACAACGCTTCTGGTTCTGCTGTATCTTCTCCTGTGATCGGAGATTATAGCAATGTACCATATAATGTCATACCATATGGCAGCATCAACAGTGTAGGTAGACAATGGATACGCAAATACTTCTTGGCATTATGCAAGGAAGTTCTTGGAGCAATACGCCAAAAGTATAGTAGCATACCTATTCCTGGTGCAGAAGTAACACTGGATGGAGCAGAACTTCGCTCAGAAGCAACTGCGGAAAAAACAGATCTTGTCACTCAACTCAGAGAAAACTTGGAGGCAACCGGTAGAAAGGCTCAAATGGAAATGAGAGCAGAAGAAGCCGCTCGCCTGCAAGAAACTCTACAAAAAGTTCCTCTCGGAATTTATATAGGAGTTTTAATGGTTGGCTTTATATTTATTGGATATGCAAATAAATTCTTACATTGTATGTCCAGTCTGCTCTAAACAAGTAAAGGGTAGAATAAAAAAACACATAACAGAACACGGTTATTTAGATGAAAAATCGTTTCTTTTAGATTATCCGGACTGTCCTCTGGAAACAGATGCCTGGCGTTTGGCAAAAATTAAAATGTCCGAAAAAGCGAGACAGAGATTTAAAAATCCAGAAGAAAGAATAAAAACCTCAATCGCCACAAAAAATGCTATGGCAAGACCGGAGGTTAGAAAAAAATTTGAAGACGCGGTTTGCAATAAACCTTTATCTGAGATTACAAAGAAAAAAATGTCAGCGAGTATCAGCAATGCACTAAAAAATCCAGAAGTTAAGAAAAAAATGTATACCCCAGAGCGTAATAAAAAAATTTCAGAAAGTAAAAAACTTTATTGGAAAAATAACGTTGATGCGAAAAAGAAGGTAGGTAATACTTGGAAAAAAGTAAAACAAAATAATCCGGAAAAATGGAAAAAACATTTGCTTAATATATCTCACAAGGGATTTGAAGCGGCTTGGGGAAAAAAAGAAACTTCTCTGGAAACAAGGTACTACAATATTCTATCTCAAGAGAATATTATATATATACCGCAATATGAACTTGGTGGAAAAATATATGATGCGTATCTACCAAAGGAAAATGTATTATTGGAATTTGACGGTAAATTTTGGCATCCCGCGTCAATCAAAGAGTGTCAATATAAATGGCAAATTGATAATTTTTATAATGATAGAGAAAAAGACCTCATAGCAGAAAAAAATAACATCAAAATTGTAAGAATTCGCGAAGAAACTCCGGTTATTTCAATAAAGCAACTGCTAAATGATATTTATAATATATAATATTATTTATGGGACTAAGAGGAAGATATTTTTCACAAAGAGATTTAAACCTAGTCAATTCATTGAATGCAGAATTGATGGGAGACATTGTTGAAGTTCTTATTCAAGTATTCAAGATTTCTCCGACCGAAACAAAAACCAACATATACGGTGAAACTTCGGCAGAGACCGGAAAATGGTATATGCCAGCCATACAAATATCTTCACTTGTTGAACGCGCGGATATGACTGCGGAATATGACGATTTTGGTCCAAGCAGAAACCAAGATTATGTTTTCAAGATGCGTGAAAAAATGCTAAAGCAAGTAAACTTTTATCCAGAAATTGGAGACATTGTATTGTTCAATGATCGCTATTATGAAATAGACAACGTTGTTCAAGAACAGTTGCTTGGTGGACAGCCGGATAAAAGTCATAGCATAATATGCAACGGGCATTATACAAAGATTACATCACTGAATGTACTTGAAAGGAACGACTAATAATTTATGGCCTGGCGCGGCAATATTCCTAAACCAATAATCAATAGACCGCCAAATAATGTAAATAGCGGTCCAGAGATGTCTGACATGAAAAAAGAAGCAGCATCTATTGTTGGTCCTCCTGTGTTTGGTCCAGAAGCAAATCAAAACAGAGCATATAACCTACGTAGAGATAATGATGATAGAAAAGATTTCAGCGTAAAACTTATTGATATAGACTCTACGATATTGAGTTATATGGATACTGTCATAAGTCCTACCATAGTAGACGCAGGAAGACAGGTAAAAGTTCCTATCAACTATGCGTCTCCAGAAAGATGGAAAGCAATCAGGCAAGATGGAGCATTGCGTGATAAAAATGGAAAGATGCAATGTCCAGCAATAGCATTTCGCCGCAGCACTGTACAAAGAAACGATAATCTTACTACACTAAATCGCTATCTTCAATATCCAGTAATGAAGAAGTTCAGTGAGAAAAATAAGTACGATAAGTTTTCTATAATGACTGGATTTAGCAAACGCCAAGAAATGTATTCTGTGGCTATGCCTGACCACGTTATTGTAAATTATGAATTTATTATCTGGACAAACCTCGTCGAGCAATGCAACGAAATAGTAGAAGCAGTAAATTTTTCTACGGAAGATTATTGGGGCGACAAAAATAGATACAAGTTTAGAACCAGCATCAGTGATTATAATTTTGAAACCATGGTTGATGCGGGGCAAGATAGAGCAGTAAAGGCAACATTTACACTAATGTGCTATGCGTATCTATTACCAGAAAAATTTGAAAATTATAAATCTACTGTAGAAAAGGCATTTACTATTCGCAAAGTTGTATTTGGTGTAAATGAATCTACTATTGACTTAAAAGATCTCAGTGCAACAGAGCTTACAAAGAAAGCGGAAGAACTTGCAAAAGTTGGAGCAGTCACATTTGCACCCGATATTTCTCCACAAAGACCTCAATTCGGTGGTATAGTCCAAAACGCAAATTACGCAATTAATGCTGGTAATGCAAACTATGCAAATTACGCGGGTACTGCAAGTTATGTGAATCTGGGTGGCGTTCAGGGTACATTTAATACTATCAGTATCGTTGGAGGCGGAACAACAGGATCTTTTGCCACAAACATAATCACCGGAGTAAATCCAGATTCAGGTTCTGTTGCCATAGATACAATTCTGATAGGATCTGGCAATGCGGCAAGGTGGCTAGTTTCCGTAAACGACGGTAATCTGAACTTTAAGACCACAGAAGTTGTAGCAAGCTGGAACAATTATGCCGTCAAGTTTAATAATACGGAAGTAAATCAGATTGGTTCTGTACCAGTACATATGTCTGTATCTAACGTGATTTCTGGTTCTGTAAGTCTTGTTGCTACTCCGTTGGCAGGTACTTGGACGCTAAAGATGATAAGAATGATGGTATAATATTATGGACAACTTTTTCATAGTTCAAAATGGGTTGGTGGCTAATGGCGATACTGTTGTCAGTGGAAATTTGTATATTTCTGGCAGTATTTCAGGCAGTTTTGCTGATCTGACTTCTAGTTGGGCAAGAAATGTTATTTCTTCTTCGTATGCAATAACTGCTTCGTATGCGTTAAATGCTGCTGGTGGGGGTGGAGGCACCAATGGTACCAGCGGAACATCCGGTACTAGTGGTCAAACTGGTTCCGGTGGTAGTAGCGGTACTAGTGGTCAAACTGGATCTAGCGGCAGTAGTGGTACCAGTGGTGAAAATGGATCTTCTGGTAG